GTCGCCGCCGTCTGCGATCCGGACGCGCCGATCGCGCCCGCAGGCTTTGCCGTCACGCTGTCGAAAATGCACGACTTCCGGTCGTTCTTCGAGGCCGACGGCGTCACGGCCCATGGCGTGCTCGTCGTTCGCCACCTGGTCGACGACGCCGCCTGATGCGCCGCTCAATCCGCGCGCTCCTGCCCGCCCATAGCCTTGCCCTCGATCGGCGTCTCGCGCCGCGTTCGGAGGGTTATCCATGTCGCTGGCCAAGACGCTGCGTGGCACGCAGCTGCTGATCAAGGTGTCGGACGGAGCATCGACGCCCGCCTTCTCCCATCCCTGCCTCATCAACACCAGCCGCGGCATCCAGCTCACCGCCGAAATGAACGAGGTGCTGGTGCCGGATTGCTCCGATCCGGACCTGATGGCCTGGCTGGAGCGCGAGAAGAAATCGCTGTCCGCAACGATCTCGGGCGCGGGCGTGCTCAACACGCCGGATTTCGAGGATTATTTCGATTGGTTCACCTCGGTTGATCCGAAGGCCTGCCGGGTCGAACTGGGCGGCGTGAGCAGCGCCAACGGCGGCGGCTATCTCAGCGGCTCGTTCCACCTGTCATCCTTCGAGGCGACCGGCGACCGCGGCGACAAGGTGCAGACGACGATGTCGCTGCCCTCCACCGGGGAAATCACCTGGACGGCGGCCGTCTGATGAGCCGCGGCGCCGAGATCGAACTCAACTTTCCCGACCAGCCGCGCATCTTCGCGCTGAAGATCGGCCAGCTGCGGCTGCTGCAGGAAAAATGCGGCGCCGGCCCGATGGCGGTCCTGCGCCGGCTGTCGTCCGGCGACTGGCTGGTCGACGACGTGATCGAGACGCTGCGCCTCGGCCTGATCGGCGGCGGCGTCAAGCTCGAAGAGGCGGTGAAGCTGCGCGCCGAGATCGAGCAGCGCCCGCTGGGCGAGGCCGTGCCGGCCGCCATCGTCGTGCTGTCGGCCGCGCTGGTGGGCCCGCCGGACGAGGCGTTCGACGACACCGGGCAGGGCGACGACGCGGAAAAGATGCAGGCGAGGGGGACCGGCTCCGCTTCCTCGACATCTACGGCAACGGAGCCGTCCTCGGCTGGACCGCCGCCGCCATCGATCAACTGAGCCTCTGGCAGTACCGCGCGGCCATCCAGGGCCACAACCGCGCCAACCAGAGCTAGGACCAGCGTCTCAAACCGCCCTCGGGTGATGAACTCGACCAGGCGGTCGCCAACTCGGTGGTGCACTGATGGCTATCGATATCGAACGCCTCGTCCTGCAGGTCGAAGCCAAGATCGACAAGCTGGAGAAGGCAAACCTGCGGGCGGTGCAGGGGACCTCGAAGTCCTTAAAGCAGATCGAAGACCGCTTCGACCAGATGAATGTCCGCGTCTCGCGCTCGGGCGAGCAGATGGGCCTCAACCTCAAGAACGCGATCGCCGCGATCGGCATCGGTCTGGCGATCAAAGAGACGACTTCCTACGCGGACGCCTGGACCAGCGCCAGGAACAAGATCGCCGCGGCGGGCGTGGCTAACAGCCAGCTCGGCGGGACAATGGACGACCTGGTTGGGTTGGCCAGGGAAACACGATCGGAATTCGGGGCCGTCGCCGACCTCTACGCGCGAGTGGCGCGCAACGGCCAGCAGCTGGGGCTATCGCAGGAACAGATCCTTAAGCTGACCGGCAACGTCACGAAGGCCCTTGTCGCCGGCGGCGCCGCGGCGTCAGAGCAGGCTTCCACCATCACCCAGCTCGGGCAGGCGCTGGGCTCCGGCCGCCTGGGCGGCGACGAGCTGCGGGGCATCCTGGAGAACGCCCCGCTGCTCGCGAAGGCGATCGCCGACGAATTCGGCGTCGCCGTCGGGCAATTGAAACAGCTCGGGTCGGAGGGCGCGCTAACCAGCGATCGGGTCGCGCAGGCCATCCTGAAGGCGGACACCATCCAGGCCCAGTTCGCGAAGACGACCACGACCGTCGCCGGCGCCTTCACGAACCTGCGGACCAGCTTCACCCAGTACATCGGTAAGTCCCAGGAAGCCGGCGCCGCGACACAGGCGCTGTCGGGCTTCGTGAACCTGGTCGCCAATGACTTCGACAAGTTCGCTGATGCCGCCGTGGCTGCAGCCGTCGTGATGGGCGGCGCCGTGGCCGCGGGCGGCGTCGCCAAGCTCGGGGCCGCGCTGCTCGAGATGGTAACCGCCGCCAGGACGGCGGCGACGACAGTGGCCGCACTGCGCGTCGCGATGACCTTCTTTACCGGCCCGGTCGGCGCCGCCGTTCTCGGCTTCGCCGCGGCGCTGACCGCGTTCGGCCTGTCATCCATCAAGGCCCAGAACTCGGTCGACGGACTGAGCAAGAAAATCGATGCGCTCGCTAGCGTCAACGCCAAGATCAAGAGCGACACTGAAGCTCTGGCGGGCGCGAACGATACCCTGCGACGTGCGATCGAGACCCAGGGGCCGGCCGCCCAGGATGTCGCGCGGCAGGAGATCGACGCCATCCAGCGGCGGATTGCGGCCAACAAGAAGCTGGCCGGCGAATACAGATCGCAGATCCTTAGTCAGCTCAACGAATCCGAGAAGCTTCTCCACACCAAGGACAAGGAGGGCCGGACGGTCGATGATAAGCGGTTGATCTTGTCGAACATCTTCGACGCACGAGGAATCACACAGGATCAGTTCCTCGCGCAAGTCGACGAGAAGCTGCGCAAGGGACCACTGAATAAAGCGGATCAGCAAGTTCTGGACATGATCACGTCGGTCGACGAAGCCCTCGGCAAAATCGATGATCTTCGCAAGCGCTTCCGCGAACTCAGTAACCCGACCGGCGTACCTGGCGCCGGCGCGGAGGATTCAGCCAACATCCGGGCGACGGCTGCGGCGACCGGCCAATACGTGACTGACCTTGAAAAGCTACAGGCTGCGATCCTCAAGGTTCGTGACGCGCGCGAGGCCGATCAGCAGGCGATCAGCCGGGCCAACATGGCGCGCGATGAGTTTCTGGCGCAGGCGGACCAGGGCCAAATCCCGCTCGATGCGGACGGGAACCCGAAGGACGCAGCTCGGATGGGTGCGCTCGATAGAAGCGTCAGCGGCGCGTTCGCCGCGGCGTCGGCCAACGAGGCCGCCGGTTCACGCATCGCAATGCAGGCTCTGCTGGACTATGCGCGCGCCACGAAAGATGTGGCGGCAGCCATGGCGCAGCTACCCTCGCTCGAAGATGTCCTGACCGGGGGTGATGCTGCGTCACTGCGAACCGAGTTGGGCAAGATGGCGAGCGACGCGGTCGACGCCATTGCCGTGGGAGCGGACAAGATCGAGGTGGAGTTCCGGGAAACGCTGGCTGCGATCAACAAGGCGCAGAAGGACTTTATCGCGACCGGCGGAACCGATTTGTCCCGTTTCGACGCCGCTCGGGACGCCGCATATAAGAAGCGCTCCGACGATTTGCAGGAACTGGCGAACAAGGCGGCCGTCAAAAGCCCGTTCGCAGGCCTCCTCGACGATCTCAAGGACGATCCAAAGAACCTGCCGGTGTTCGAGGTCTACGGGCAGGCGCTTCGCGATGCCACAAAGGATGGCCTCGCCCGAGGCTTGAAGGAAGGCATCGAGACGGGAAATTGGGGGCGGTCCCTGCGCGATGTGCTGGCCGACTCGCTCACGCAGGCGCTGGACAAGTCGCTCGACCAGCTGGCGGACGTTCTGGCCGATCTTTTTCTCGGAAACGGCAACAAGAACTCCGGTCTCATCAACGCAGCCGTCGGCTTTTTTACCAGCGGCCAGAACCGCGCCAGCGGCGGTCCGCGCTCGGCCTTCTCGGTCGGCAAGGTCAACGAGACAGGGCAGGGTGAGTTCCTGTTCATGGGGAACAATCCCGGCCAGGTGCTCACGGCAGCGCAGGTCAACGCCAAGGTCGCCGGCGGCGCACGCGGCGGCGTGAACATCGACAACCGCCTATATGTTCAAGGCTCGATCGACGCTGTCACCTGGCCGAAGGTCCAACAGGCGATGGCCGAAAACAACCAGCACCTGATGCAGGTGATGCCGAGCATGATCGATGGCCGCACGATCGATAATGCGCGCTACCGCCGCTATGGAGGCAGGCGATGAGCGCCGGCGAGCTGCTGATCACAAACAAGCTGGTCCGGGCTGAATTCGTCCTGACGCCGAACCAGACGACGCGGATGGGCCAGAACGGCGCCTCCATCGTCGTCGAGCAGGGGCCGACCCTTTATCGCCACCTGGTCGAGACGGAGGAACTCGATCTCGCCGATGCGCGCGCGTGGAAGGCGTGGATCGAGCGCCGCGAAGGCCAGATGAACACCTACACCGGCTGGGACCTCTTCTACGTGAACCCGGCCTCGCCGCTCGACACGGCGGACGGCTCGCTGACGCTTAGCGTGGACATCGCGAACGCGCAGATCACGATCGGCGGCGTCGGGACGTGGTCGGCCAAGGTGGGCGACATGGTCTCCTACCGGACGGCGAACAACGGATTCTGGTGCGGCCGCGTGCAGGCGGATGCGTCGCCAACAGCCGGTTCGATCACGCTGACGGTGCTGCCGCGGCCGGCAGCCAAGCATGCGACGACGCCGGCGGTTCGCCGTGTGCAGGCGCTGGCCGAGTTCCAGATCACAACCGACCTCTCCGGGTTCGAACCCTATTCTGGCCGCAAGCTGACGTTCGAGGCGCAGCAGATCACCCGCGACTAGAGGTCCAATGCCTTACCCCCTGTCCAGCGACGCCGAAGCGCTGATCGCGACAGGGCGCCTCGGCAAGGCCATGCTGGTCGATCTTTATTGCGTGGACGGCGCTGGCGACCCGCTGACGCTGCGCCTCTGGGATCGGCCCGGGACGTTTTCGTTCATTGCGAACGATCTTGTCGACGGGGCAGGGCGATCCGATCCGCCTGCGCTCGACGACATGGTGACCTACCTGTCGATGCGCGGCCGGATGCAGGTCCAGCGCGAAATCCGCTTCACCGCGACGCTCGCCTCCGAACCGCTCAAGATCATGCTCGACGGCAGCCGGTCGAGCGACGATGACGACCTGGTCGGCCAGTGGGTCGATGCGGACTGGCACCAGCGCAATGTCCGCGTGCGCCAGGTGGCGATCAACAAGGACACCGGCGCGGCGCTGCCCGATCCGGTTTGGGAATGGAACGGCCGACAGGATTATCGCCAGCGTCCGCGCCAGGCGAAACTGCCGCTGCAATGGCAGTTGACCTGTCAGCCCGGCATGTTCCGTGTCCAGGGCCGCAACCAGCACACCCGCACGCACGCCGACCAGCAGCGGCGCCTTTCCGGCGATCTCTTCTTTCAGACGACGCCGGCCATGGTCGGGCTGCAGCCCGTCTGGGGCCGCACGACGGCCAACGTCCCCGGCATGCGCTCGACCAGCGCCGGGGGCGGTGGCGGCGGCGGTGCGGGCGCCGGCCAAATAGACAAGCTCTAGGTCATGGAGCGGTTCCCCGACTGGCCACAGCGTCTTTGGCGGGCGATCGAGGATCGCCGGTCGTCCCCGCTCGCATGGGGGCGGCTCGACTGCGTTCTTTACGGCGCCGACCTGATCCAGGCGATGACCGGCGAGGACCTCGCACGGGATTTTCGCGGCCTCTACAGCGACGAAGCCGGCGCCATGGCCCTTCTCGAAGCCAACGGCTGGCCGGACATCAGCGCGCTCTGCGACCACTTCCTGCCGCGGCGCGCGCGGCCTCGGCGCGGCGACGTGGTCCTTCTCAACAACGGCAAATCGATCGGGATCCGTACCGGCCATTTGCGGGCGATTGGCGCGGGTCTGCGCCGGCCAGTCACTGTCGGGATCGCGTTGCCGATCCGGGCGTGGAGCGTCGGATAGATGCCGCAAATCATCGTTCCTGTTGCTACGTGGGTTGGCAATTTCGTTAGCGGCTTCATCGAGTACGGCGCTACCAACGCGCTGGTCTATGACATCGCGTACACCGCCACCTACGTCGCCCTGGAAGCGGCGCTGGCCTATGGCGTCTCCGAGGCCACGCGCCCGGACGCACCCAAGCCGCAAGGCGCCGAGCTGCATCTGCAGATCGACCCGGCCTATCCGCGCCAGATGATCATCGGCGAGCGGGCCATCGCCGGCTCGCTGGCGGCCCACTATTCGAGCGGCGGGCATAACTACAACATCCACCTGGTCTATCCGCTGGCCGACCATCCGTGCACGTCGCTCGAGAAGGTCTATGCCGACGGCCGGCTGGTGTGGGGAACCCCGCTGGCGCACGGCGTCCGCACCGAAATCACCACCTACAACTATTCCGGCGGCCCGCGCGTCTGGATGACCTGGCATGACGGCCGGCCCGGGCAGGCCGCCGACGCCGACCTGATCACCAAATCAGCGCTCGACGACCTGGTCGTGGCCGGATCGAAGCCCGCGTGGACCAGCAATCACAAGGGCGCCGGCGTCGCCTACGTCCATGTCGAACTGCAATGGGATTCCGACATTCTCACGTCCATCCCGCAACTCCTCTTCGTGGTGAAGGGCGCGCCGCTCTACGACCGTCGCAAGGACACGACGGCGGGCGGGAGCGGCAGCCACCGCCTCGACGATCCGTCGACGTGGGAATATTCGGACAACGTCGTCACGGCGCTCGATCACTACCTTCTGGGTTACAAGGTCGAGGACGAGGCGATCGCCTTCGGCGTCGGGCTGCGGCCGGACGAGGTTCCCTACGACCTGATCGCGTCGGCGGCGGATATCGCCGATGAAGACATCGACGTCGGCGTCGGCGCCGCGGCGGCGGTCATCAAGCGCTTCCGCATGAACGGCATCGTCGGCTCGGAAGAACTCTTCCAGTCGGTTATCGAGCAGATGCAGGTGCAGTTTGCCGCGCGCGTCGTCGACCTCGGCGGCCGCATCGGCATCCTCGGCGCCGAGGAGCGGCCCACGGTCGTCGATCTCACCGACCAGGACCAGATCCGCGACGAAGTGTTCACTTTCTCGGATGAACTCGCCTTCGACGACCTGATCGGCGCCGTCGAGGGGCAGTTTTCCGACCCGGCGCAGCTCTGGGAAGCGACCGACTATGAGCGTCAGGTCTCCGACAAGCTCGTCCTCGCCGACGGCGGCGAGGCCGGAACGCGCACGGTGCCGCTGCCCTACGAGACCGATCCGCGCCGCGCGGTGCGTCTCGCCAGCGCCTATCTCCAGCGCGAGGCGCTGCCGGTGCGCATCGCCGGCAAGTTCAACCAGAAGGCCTGGAAGCTCGAGGCCGGCGACTGGTTTACCTACACGAGCCCGTCAGAAGACATCGACGGCGACGTCTTCGAGGTGATCGAGATCGTGAAGTTCGACGACTTCACCGTCGGTCTCACGGCGCGCGCGGTGAACCCGGATTTCCTCGCCTTCGACGTGGATGACGACCCCGACCTCGGCGTCCCGCCCGATTTCGACCCGGTCAACCTGCTGCTGGATGCGCCCTCGGGCACGCTCGCCAACGCCAGCATTTCAGGCGGCGGCGCCACCGAGCCGGGCCTCAAGTTCACGCTGGCGACAATCGACGCCCTGGCGCGCGAGCTCGTCCTCGAAGTCCGCAAGTGGGATGCGGGCACGTCCGCTTTCGTCGGCGATCCGATCACCATCACGGCCCACGCGGACCAGGCGGTGACGCTGATCCGCCAGGGCGTGCTGCCCAACAGCGATTACAAGGCGCGCGCCAAATGCCGGGCCGGCCATCGCGAGAGCCCGTGGACCGACTATTCCAGCGCTGTCACCACGTCGACCACCTACACGGTGCCTGGATCCTCGCTGGCGGCGGCCATCGTCGGGCAGGGGGCGCTGGCGACGCTCAACACGGTGACGGCCTCGGTGCTCGCCGCCGGCGTCGGCAAGAACTGCATCATCGACGGCGATTTCCGGCAGGGGACGGCGTTCTGGTACGCGAGCTCCTCGGCCGGCTCGGTTGTCCAGTCGGCGGCTGCCGGCGGCGGCGTCAGGTACCTGCAGGTCGCCGGCACAGGCGTCACGGTCGGGGAATCCATCTGGGCCTTCGCGCCGCAGACCAACGTGCTGCCTGTCGTTCCGGGCGATCGTGTCGAGGCGTCCGCGTATGTCGGCGGGGCGAATATCTCGTCGGTCGTCATGAATGTGCAGTTCGCGGACAATGCGGGGACGTACATCAGCGAGACGGGAGGCTTCCAGACGCTATCCCCGGGCGCCGGCGGCGGGGACCTATCGACCTATACGCGGATCGGCGGTTTCGTCACGGCGCCTGCGAACGCCAAGCGGGCAAACATCGTCATCTATGCCGTCGCGTCGACGACGTCGCCCACGCTCAAGATCGCCAAGCCCTTCATCGCGCGCGCGACCGCCGCCCAGACCGAACTCACCCCGTGGAACATCGGCTTCGAGGCCGTGCCGGGCGCCGACGTTACGTCGGCCAACACGGCCGCCGCCGTCACCGGGCAGGGCAGCGGCGCCACGGCCAACGATCTCGCCGGTCTCAACGCGACAGACGCGGCCAATCTCACAAACGCCCTGTCGACGGCCAAGCGCCTGATCGTCCCGGACTTCGCGCAGCAGGGGCTGCATTGGTTTGATGGGTTCGGCGGCTCGCCGGAGAGCGTCGCGGATCCGACGGTCCTTGGCTATTATGACATCGCCAACGTCGGCAAGGTGATGCGCATCGCGCCAACCTTCTACCTGACGCCGAAGGCCGCGTTCAAGCCGGTGCAGGGCCGGCGCTATCTCCACCTGGTGCGGGTCAGAGCCTCGACCAACCCGACGTCCGGATCAATGACGGCGGGTCTCTACGTCATCAACGGCCTGGATACGGGCTACGCTCACGGCAATGCGAGCTACAGCACCAGCCAGCCTGTGGGCACGGTCAACGAAAAGATCGGCATCGTCGCCAGCGACGGCTGGGTGACGCTGGCGCGCGTCTACACCGCCTCAACGCCCGGCAATAATGACGCCTACTGGCGTCCGCGCATGGACCTCTCGCAGACAGGCGCCGGCGGCCAGCTCGAAGTCCAGTATTTCGACGTCATCGACGTGACGGACATTCCGGTGGGCCGCGTGCTCACGGACCTGATCCGTGCGGACGGCGCGACCAGCGTCACCGAGGCGGCGGTGGTGACATCGAGCGGGACCGCGGCCGCCATCACCGGCCAGGGAAATTTCGCCACCGGAAACTACTACCGCAGCGCGACCGACCCGGGCGGCGCGGAAGGCGTCCTGTGGGTCGACACCACGACCAATACGGTGAAGCTCTACACCGGCGGGGCCTATCACGTGATCTCGACGATCGCCGGCGCCGTGCTGACCGCCAGCTTCTCGCCGTCCTTCCCGCAGGATGCGCGCACGGGCGCAGGCTCGCGGTCGGTGTCGTGCACTATCACCGTGTCGGGCGGGTCCGGGTCCTACAGCTACGCCTGGTCGATCCTGGAGCAGAACTCGGCTGGCGGAACCGGAACGGCGGTGGCGACGTTGGGCGCCACCCGGACATCCGCCACGATCAGCGCCGGCTGCACGGTGACGCTCGGCCAGTCCTGCTATGGCCATCTGCAGTGCCTTGTCACCGACACCTCGACGGGCCAGACGGCGGCGTTCACCGTCCGCTTCGACATGTCGGAAACAACATGATCGCCGCCATCGTCCTGCAGCTCGCGACGCTCAACCTGCCTTACCCGTGGCTCGAAGCCTGCTACCGCGACCGGCCGGCCGGCTGCGAGGTGGCCCACATCGCGCCGGTCGACCTCGCCTATGTCAACAAGCTGGTGAGCGAGACGCTCGTTCCCGAGCTGACGCCGGCGCCGGACGCGCCCTGGATCGCCTTTCCTGTCGATCGCCGCGGCGACTGCAAGGCCAATGTGATGACCAAGCGCGCGGCGCTGATCGCGCTCGGCCTGCCGGCGTCGGCGATGACGATCGAACTCGGCGAAGTGACCTATGACGACGGCCATCGCGAAAATCACGCGGTCCTGTGGGTGGCGCTCGACGGCAAGACGTGGGCGCTCGACAACCTGACGCCCGACCGCATCTACACGGCCGATGCGCGTCCCTATCAATGGCGACGCATCGCGCTGCAGGACCATGCCGGCGTGCCGTGGATCGCCGGTGAAAGCTCCAATGAACCGGCCCCATCCGCGGTGCGCTGATACTGCGCTCCCGATCTGGAGCGCCCATGGCCGACTTCCCGAAAGACATTCCCGCCCTCCAGGCGGCGCTGCTGGCCTTCAGCCTGCCGGCGGTGCCCGGCGGCGATGAGCCCGATCCATGGGCGGCCGAGCGCGGGCGGCTTGCGGAGGCGCAGGCGTCCGGCTCGGTTGTTCCTGCGACCGTGACGATTCTGGATGCGCTGAGCCCGCGCCTCGCCGATCTCGACCCGGCCGGGCTGCAGGTGCTCGCCGGCGCCGCCTATCTCGTCTCGGCGAACGGCTGGTTCGGGCGCGGTCAGGCCGCGGCGGACGCGCTGCTGGCGGCGACAGCCGCGCTTAACGCGTCGGCATAGCCGCGCGCTACTGCCCGATCCACTCCCGCCGCCGCGCCGCCGGCATCGCCAGTAGGAGGCGGATGGCGAGCGCGGCCGGGCCGTCGCAGCCAGCCTCGGCATAGCGCTGCGAGGTGCGCAGGGTGACGCCGATGAGGCGGCCGGCTGCGGCCTGGGTGAGGCCCAGCTCGTCGAGCGCGGCGCGGTACTGGGCGGCGGTAAGCGCGTGGGTCATGGACGTTTCGCCGCCGGAGTCGCGAAGGCCTCGATCTCGCCGGCCAGCGCCTGCGCCTCATCCACGTGCTGGCGCAGGAGTTTCGCCGCATCCCGCAGGATGCCGAGCGGCGGCTGGCTCGATCCGGCGAGCCAGCGCCGCAGGTCGCGGTCGCTTTTAAGGCCCAGCGCCACTGTAAGCCCCATCGCCGCCGCCGTCGGTGAGCCGAAAATCGTTTCTCCAGCTTGAGAAAGATAGGCGCTGCGGCGCGCCGTTTCAGCGTCGATCTCGCGGTCGAGTGCGGCGTCGGCGGTGATCCACTCGGTTGCCGAGCACATTCGCGGGTCGTTGCAACTATCGGCCGACAGGAGGCTGTTGATCGCCGAATATTCGTCGTCGCTGAAATGCTCGCGGCGATGGTTGAGCAGCCAGATCGCATAGTGGTGGAGATCGTCGGTCATGGGCGGCATGGCGATTATTTCCCGTTGAGAATGTTTTCGATGATGATGTTGGCCTCGCCCGCGGTCAGCGTGTCGCAGGCGAGTTTCGAGAGCGGCCAGTTGCGTTCGACCGCCAGTTTGGCGAGGAGGTCGATCTGGGCGGCGCTGGCGCCATATTGCTGGCGGCGACCGGCGGCGGTGCGGAGTTCGGCGCGGAATTCTTCGAAGGTCGCCGGCTTGGCGGCCTGGGCGGCGCGGTATTCGTCCGATTCCGCCCAGGCAGCGCGCTCCGCGTTCATTTCGTCGCGGAACCATTCGCGATAGTCGGCGCGGTCGTAGCCATAGCGTTCGTCGGCCAGCCGCGCTTCGAAAATGTCACGGTTCTCGCGGGCAAGGCGGACGAAAGCTTTAACGTTGATTTTGGTGGTGGTCATCGCGGGGCCTTCCCCTGTTTCCGGCTGGGGCTGATCCCCTGCCGATGAAAAGAACCTACGACATTATGTCGTATCGCGCAAGTCCGCCTGCGAAGGTTTTTTCCTAAAAAATCGGCCCGGGATTTTAAGGCCCGGGCCGCTGGCGTTTTCGAGTTAACAAACTCGTTAAATCAGGCCGCTTTGGCCGCGCGGGCAACGCGCATGTGGATGCGGTTGCGGGTGCGGCGGGCGCGCGCCTTGGTGAAGCCGGTCTCGCCGGTGGCGCGCTGGCGTTCGTCCTTCGCGTCCTTCTCGTCGAGCATCTTGGTGCGGATGGCCTTTTCGAGGTCGAAGGTCACGACGTTGTCGTCGTTCGAGAAGTCGGGCAGGGCGGGCGCGGCTTCGAAGATCGCCGAATGGACCGGCGCGCGGCGGCCGCCCGTGGGCGATGACGTCCGGACGTCGATGGGATCGCAGCTCGCATACTTCGCCACGAAATTGAGGCCGGCATAGATGGCGGCGCCGAGGAGGACGCCGGCGAGCGCCCAGCCGCGCCCCCAGTCCATGCCGCCTTCGCCGGCGATGGCGATGGCGGCGAAGCTGTAGAGGCCGATCTGGAGCCCGCCGATGCCGACGCTCATCGCCTTGAGCACGGCGGCGCGGCTGTCGTCGCCGACGCGCTCGATGGCCGCCAGACGACCGAGCGCGGTCCATTGCAGCCATTCGAAGCCGATCAGGGCGGCGGTGGCGGCCCCGGCGAGGCCCGCCGGCAGCGCGGCGCTGGCGCCCGCATGGACGGCATAGGCCGAGGTGGCCACGATGGCGGCAGCGGCGGCATGGCTCACCGGGCGGTGGGCGACGATCCAGGTCAACGCATTCTTAAGAGGGGTTGAGGTAGTGTTCATGTGTCAGCTCCTACTGGCCGAGAAGGCGGGTGGTTCCTCACCGCGTCTTCAGTGATCCGGGGGTTCCTGCCCCCGGATCGCCCCTCTCCGGTTGTGCCGTGGGGCGATGACCCGTTTTCGCACAGACAAGTTGATGGAGTGAGAACGGAAGGTTTCGCAGTAGTGAAGAGCGGCCAATAGTCCGCTTTCCGCGTCATCCCCCCAGCCAGTGTGGCCAGACAGGCGACCCGGATAGTCCGCGCACGCTGTTCAAGCCCGGTATACCTGCAGCTGCCCGTATCGTGGGCCAGTCGATCCCCCGCGCGGAGAGCCGCGCACATGGGCGTTGTCTGCTGCAGTTGTCCCTCAGCCCACGTGCGGGCAGTCGGGCGGCCGGAAATCCCTTTCGGGCAAAGCTCCCGCCGGGCGCATCGGACTTTTGGGCGCGGGAAATCCGTCAACCGCGGGCGAGCCATCAGTTTCGGAATTGGCT